GCAGTTCTTGGCCTATTAACCCACCTGCACCACTTAGACGTTCTTGTCTTTTTATCACTGCAATGTCTGAGGCGGTTGTTAGGGCTTCACCTGAACGCTCAAGCACATCTTGAGTAGCACCAAGGTCGGTAGTTACACTTTCCCTAGCTTTTTTCAAGCGTTCTTCAATTTCTTCAGGAGTTAGAGCCATTACTTGCTCCTACGAATAGCATCAAATTGGGATTCAAATCGTCTTGCCCTATTAATAAAATCAAGCCCTTCATTTTCACTAAACCCTAGTTGTTGTAATTTAGTGAGGGTTGCAGGTAGTGATGCAGTTTCAAAGGACATAGATTGTGTGCCTGTGCGACGCTCAAGCTCTTTACGATGACGTTGCAACAGGTTGGCCTCAACTATTACCCTAACGGCTGTAGTGGCTTGCTCTGGCGTTCTTAAGGCTTTTAGTGCGGCAATAACCTGATTGGTTAATTCACGCTCTGCCTCGGTAAACCTACCTGATTCCTCACCAGTAATTGTCGTAATGTTTTGAGCGACGAACTGCGCTATTCTAGTACGAGTTTCAGCAATAGGTTCAGATTTGACTTCTGCACCACTTAGATTAGACAAAAACGTACCTAACGCAGCTTGCGCCCTTTCACCAAGTACAGAACCAATTGCACCTCCAAGGTTATCAGCAATAAAGCCAACCATTGATACTGAACTCGGGTTAGCCCTAATATCTCGCAAAACCTCTCCGCTACTAGCTATTCGACTGGATATATCAAATATCTCTTTGCGAAGGTCTTCGTCAAGCTTAACCCGCGCTTTAACTTCGGCTCTCTCACCTGTTGGCCCTGCACCCTGCGTTCTTGCTGAAACCCTTGCAAGAGATAGCCCTGCTGAGTCTATAACATCCTCATATTCAGGGGTTCCTTGAGTTACATTTTGACCTGTTCTATTCCCGTTTGCGTCAACAACCTCAAACACTGACCTTTGTGCGCCCGCTGATTGTTGAAGTCTATTTTCTGCGGTTGGCACATAAACAGCATTTAACAATTCCCCAATCTCAGATTGACCAATATTTTCTATTGCTTGTAATTCACCCCTTGAAAATGCTGTAGCTATTTCAGGCGGAACACCCGCCGCTTGTAATAAAAACGGGAACCCCTGCAATTCTACTTCTGTAATAACAGGCATATTACCACGTAAGCCGTTTCTGTCTATTAAGCCTTGGCGCAAACCCTCTTTAATTTGTGGGTCTTGATTTATAACATCAGCAACGGATTGTATTTTGGGTAAAACAGATTGTAAATTACCACTATCCTCTATTTCTTGAATAAATTCTCGACCACCTTCTGTTTTTTCCAAGTCCTCAATACGTTCAACAGGGTTTTTACTACCCGCACCCGCAAGATAAGTAAGGGTATGTTTGTTGCGTTGTGCAAATTCCGAACCTTCGGCGGGGGTCATGCCACGTTGGTCTAAAAGATTAACAGTGGCGTTTAGTTGTTGGCCTATACGCAACTGCAATGCCGGGGAATTGCCAAACTGTCCTATATATTGTTGAATAGCTTCATTACGTCTTTCAGCGGGTACACCGTCTAAAAACTTCAAGCCACCCTCAACAGCATCTATAACCACGCCAACACTTTGCAATTCTAATTGTTGTTGTTGTATTCTTTGTTTATGACGTTGTGACACAGGACTTTCTCTACCTTCTAACCCCGCCGCTATAGAAGAAAACAAAAACCCTAATGAGCCAAAAGGATCATCCTTAAAGCTATCTGCCGCAGACTGTTCCGCTGCTACTGGTGCTGCCTCTTCTACTGGCGGGGCAATCTGTTGATTGGGGTCAACTTGTAGTGGCTCTAATGATTCAGGGGCTAATTGAACATCAGGTGAGGCCAAACCTAAACCTGATTGGTTTGCCGCTTCCTGAATAGCGTTACTAGTCAGACCTGTGGTTGAAGGTGCGCCTTGAAGCTGAGCCAAAGGAGATTGATTTGCCAATCCTAAAGTTGGGGTAACGTTTGTATTTAAAGCCATCATACGCTCTCCATTTTCAGACCAAGCATATCATAATAAACCGCTTTGTAACCATTAATTGTTGTAACGGCTTTTGGATAAATCTTTTCAACCTCATTAGCCATAACACCTCTAAAGCGTTGTTTAGCCCATTTATAAGCAAATTCGTAGATATTAATACCATCTTCAAACTCACCAACTTTTACAATATCTTTTTTGAGGCGAATATCAGATGCAAAACTTAATCCCAAACCACCTGAGCCTAAGCCAGTAAATAATCCACCCAATCCACCAAGCACGCCTCCTAGTCCAGGGCTACTTCTTGTCTCTGTTGTTCTTGAAGAACTTCCTAATCTAAGGTTCTGAAAGTTAGCTAACGCCCCCGCTGTATTAGCATTAATTCCAGTGGCTAATCCCAACCCTAAACCACCTGCACCTTGAACACCACCTAAAAACTGACCAGTTAACGCTAGACGGTTTTGCGCTGCTGCATCTGCTAGTTGTTGTTGGAACTGTTGATTAGCACCAAGAAGTTGTTGTTGACCACTAGCCACTTCTGAGCCGAAACCTAAACGAGAAAGGTCAAGCCCTGCACTAGCCCCTGCTAATTGACTTGTTAAACCCGCCCCTGCTTGCCCTGCTTGCGTCTGTGCGCCGCCTAACTGTCCTAGAAGTTGTTGTATCTGTAAAGGCAATTGTGCTTGCTGAGCGGCTTCAGCCGACCTTACACCACGTATTAATTGTCCCGCCTGCTCTATTCCCGCACGTTGTATCTCTCCGCCCCTATCTAAAATAGGTGTGTCGGTTGGTCTTAAGCCTCTAGCGGGGGCTAGTTCTGTGCGTAATGTTATACCCAAACGCCTAGCCAAACTATTAATATCTTCTAGCCCTGATTCAATGGCTAAGTCAGCTTGACCCGTTATTGCTTGACTGATGGCTTCAGGGCTTTGTGCTACATTACGAAGATTTTGTAGTAGAAGGTCTTGAACCTCTTGACGACCTGCCGCACCCGCCTGTTGCTCAGACGATTGTTGCCTTAATATATCAAGCAATATTTGGTCTTGTTCTGATGGCTGTTGAGCGGCTTGCATATTCTGAAGTTGCAACTGCAATAATTGATCTTCAATTGGACGTAGCTCCAATGCTCTATCAGCTTGTGACTGACCAAGTGCTAGCTGTGACTCTTGTAATTGACGAAGTTGCTCTGAGTTAGCTTCATCTATGGCAAACGACTTTTCAGCCCTTAATCCTGTTTGACGTAATAGATCGGCTTGTTGTTTCAATAGAGTGCGATTAAACGCTGATTCTGATTGTAAAAATTCGAACTGCTCGGCAAATTGTTTAGATTGCGCTTCTTGCTCAGCAGTCTGTGAACCCATAAAGCTCGTAAACATTTCTGTTGTAAATTGTTGTTGTTGTTGAATAGCCGCAAGCTGTTGTTGCCCAAGCTCAAGTTGTTGTTGTTGCAACGCCAATTCAGCCGCAGAAGGCGGTGGAAGATTAACTGTTGTGGTTTCTCTTGTTGAGCCACCCATTACGCTATCCTTTTTGTCAGCATGTTACCAGAGGCGCAAACAGTGCCGCCTCTATTTTTCACCATGCGCTTTAACTGTTTGTTTGAAAAAGGTATGATGCACATCATGGTTTCCGCACCGCTTAATTTTAATGTAGCCATTGCGTTAATTAAAAGCATTTGGCTTATTCTAGCCTTCTCAATTTGGTTTAATTCCTGTGAAACACACAAGAACTCAGCCCTACCTATCGGCCTACCAACCAAAACCTCTAAAGCACCCACAATAGAACCTTCCATTTCAGCCACTAACCAATGAGGATAAATGTTATGCCAGTTTAAATCATCCAAGCCCAAAAACCCCATGTTTTTGCATAGGTCAGCAATAAACTTACCTTCATCATTGTTGGCAATTCTAACTTCTATTTTGGCTCTTTTTACCATTATTTCTTTTTTCTCTCTTTAGCTTGAGTTTGTAAAACAGCAATGGAAAGACCCATTTCCCCTATACCTTCTTTAATATCCTTAACGTCTTCCTCAATACTTTTTATATCTTGTTCAATCGTGCTTCCTGTTTTTCTTATCAGCGGTATTATCATGTCTCTTACTAGAAACATGGCGAGAAGAAGTAAAAAAGGGGTGTTTTCGCTTAATTCTTGCATGGCTATACATCCATCCCCAAATTAAAATTCTTAGACAAAGCAGTAAAAAAGCTAGCCCTAATATCTTTAACAGTCCAAATAACCACATGACATAATTGTCCCCATCCTAACGCTGTAAAAGTCTTCCAATAAGCATATTTTACTTCAGCTGTTTGTGGTTCTTGAATCCAAAATGCAATATGTGCAACCATCATAACTATAAACCACGACCCTATACCTCTTTGCCAGTTGTTTTTGGCTGACCATAAAATAAAAGAGCCTATTATCAAATCACCAATAGCAAAGAAAATCACAGGCGTTAGGTTTTGGGTCATCTCTGTATAAAAAATATTTAAAACCCACAACAAGAATAAAGCCGAGGCCACGCCCCTTCTTTTAAACCCGCCTAAACAATGTGCCATTATGATAGCCAATAGGCTTACAAGCCCATAAGAGGCTTGCCACACATCAAGACCTATATATGCAAGTAGCCCTGTCATTTAGGCGGCTCTGGAGGAGGGCTAGTTCCACCTGATTGTATACTCACATCTGGCTCTTTCGGCGGAACTTTTTCTTCCACCTTCTTTTTAGCCTTTTCATTTGCTTCTTTTGGTAGTTCTACCATAGTCTTACTCCTTGGGACAAAATACGGTGTCCGTTTCCGCTTTAATAATATCAAAGTTTAAATCTATTTTACGTTGAACACCTGTTTCTATCAATCATGTTATAGCCCCCCTGCCTCTAACCTAGACATCATATTTGCTATTAAAATATCTTTTTCTTTATCTTTAGCTTCTAGCACCTCAATTCGCTCCATTGCTTCGCCAAGAGCTTTAACTGCTTTTAGATATATCAAAGAATAATTAACACCAAGGGTAACAATCTCCTTACCTTCAGCGTCTAGCACAATCCTTGTTTCGGTAATTTCTTCAACTGCTTGGGTGATAATAATACCATTAGCATCTTTAACCTCAGCAACCGCCTCTTGAACAATAATTACCTCTTTATCAGGACTAGCACTAACAAGGGATGGGGAAATTAATTGCAGGTCTTGGGCAACCACACCTAAATGAAATTTTGAGTTAGGGTCTAAGGCATACTCTGCCTTGAGTTGGTAATTCTGCATAATAGATGCGGTTGATTTAATATCATCCCATTGGCTATTAGCAGGGCGAAGGTTTATCTTTATTTTTATATCAGATAAAGCACCATAAGAGTTATTTGTGTTAAGCACATTACCAAGACCGTTAATTCTTAACCTCTCAACACTATTGGCAAAACACCTAATAAATTCAAAGGCATCAGTGGCGGCTCTAGCCGCATTAATCTGACAAATAACGTTTGTTTGTGTCGCAAAATTAGCGTTTACCTTTAAAGGAATGTTATTAACTGTTTCTGTAATTTCTACTTTTCCGTCACTCAACGTAACGTCACCCCGAACTGAACCTGAGATTTCAATATCAGTAGGGAACACCCATCCAACACCATTTTTATAACTAGCGGCTAGTGTGCTATTTGTAATATCATAAACTTCAAGTGTATCATCTGCGGTTCTATTTGCACCAAACTCCCACGCACTCGCCGCTCCCGTTGATGATAACGCTTTTATTTGGTAGGCTGCCCTACCTCCGTTTATTGTGCTTTCTACAAGAATGTCTCGTATGCCTGCACCAGATGATGTTATAGACGCTGTGGTTGTGACTCTGCTAGGAGTCAATATCACAACGTCATTTCCGCCGATTTTTACATCAATTTGGTCGTCAGTATCCGAAGTGATTGAGGTATCACCGTCTGCATCAAGAATAAGCTCCTGACCGTTCAAATCCTTTGCTTTGGTTGCAGGCCAACCCAAGTCTTCACCGTTATTTGTTATTTGGGTAAAAGACGAGTTAAGGTCAGAAGCGGTCAACACTTCTCCCGCAGAAAATGTTTTAAAAGGACTTATAGACATGCTAGTTCTCCATACTTTCTGCGCCTGAACTTAAAAACGCTCCAATACCATGAATTTCAACATCTTCATTAACAACAGCATTTGTGATTTCATATTGTATTGATCTAAATTCGCCGCCCTCTTCGCCCAAAGCACTAAATTGCTCTGAAAACAGTGCGCCACCTAATTGCGATGTTCCTAATGTAAATTGATTGGTTGATACAGTACCCAAAACATCGCTTACACCACCTTGTGATATATCAACCGCTTGTTGAGCCATAGTATCTCTTGTCCAACCAAACGTTACGTTACCATCATTTTTAACCGCCAAACTAACTGCCGCACCACTAATAGTTTTCATTTCAGATGGGGTTGCGTAATTTAAGAATGGGGTGGCTATATCATAATTAATAGCCGTTGTTCCGTCTAAGCTTCTGCTTGAACGTCCCCATTTTCTAACAAAACCATCGTCGTGACCACCCATAATAATACGTCTATTTGAATCGGTTGGGTCAATCACAGAAACTATACAAGCCACATTGCTGTATGCACTCCATTTTGCCCACCTAGGAAGAGTCTCACCTGTCATAAAACGATAATCCATCATCAAAACAACATTGTTTGTGCTTGAGCCGTCAGCAGGAACGGTAATTAAAACATAACCTGCATTATCATCATTAACCGCTTGGGCTTTTTCTAACTTATTAAATGTCAAACTTTTATTCAAATAACCCCTATTAATAGCCACGCTTAGTGTATTTTCTCTAAAATCACCAAAGTCTTGTGTTGCGGTTAGAGAGCGAACAGTTCCATCTGACCACATAAACAAAACATCATCTTTAAATGGAATAGTTGTACGTTGATTTACAGCACCAATTGTATCAATAAACGTCTGTCTATCCCAATTTGCCGAAGATGTACCTGTAATTATATGTATAGAACCCTTGTAAGGCCCTTTAAACACTATCAAAGTATCTTTATGTGAAATAATTGCCGTAATCTTATCGCCATCGTTAGGGTCTATCTGAATGCTTCCTGAGCCAGTTCCAGTCCAATCTTCGGGGTCAAATGGCACGCTATAATACAAAGTTGATGGTGACGAAACAACACCTGCCGCAAATACATGGCTGTGATGCGTGGTTGAAAAAGCAAAATTAGGGGGTGAACCTGCTAAATTCTGTGCGGTAGTGCCATCCCACGACATAGGAACGTCGGCAGATGCATCATTAGAAATGATTAAAATATCATCAAAAATTGTGAAATCAGGAATTGCCCCAGAAACTTTGCCCGTAAAAATATCACTAAAAGTTCCATCCGCATCATCTTTTTTAAACTTTGTGCCTACGGCAATAACACGGTGTTGAGTGGGTGTACCCGTAGAGCCTTGTATCCAATAATCCACTAACCCCATGATAGCCGCACCACTTTCTAGCGCAGACGAATTAAGTTTAGTTGTGCCTTCAACTTTGTGAGGGCCGCCATCAAGTTCATAAATAACATTTTCAGCCTTTGTTAAAAATGGAATATTTATTTGACTAGCTCTATCCACAACAACGTCAGACGAGGGGCCAAAATCAGTTGCCCACCCACCGCCAAATAAATGTTTTACAAACTGTCTACCCATTATCTATCTCTCAATTGGTCAAAGCCATCAGAACTTATATTTCTCGACCCGCTACCACTATAAGGTCGATTTGCTCTACTAACATAGGGCGAACGAATTGGGCGTATTTTAGGACGTGGTGAACCAACCTCTTGGTCTGAGGTCATACGTATCATAATATCCACATAATCTGACTGTGCCGATTTCGCTCTTGCCATGTCATCTTTTTTATCACGATACCAAATATATAAAGCAAAGGCCGTAATTGCATGACGGTAACGATATGGTACGATTGGCTCATCTGTATCTGCTGATAAGGATTCTTGTCTTACGCCTGCCGCTGAAACAGCTAGTTTATTGGTTATGAAATCATAAGGAATTAGATATTCTTTATCAGGCGCACGATGTAGTCTAACTTTACGCACAGGAGTAGCACTACCACTAAAATCTTTATTAACAATGGTTGCTACTTCAGGGTAGCCTGTTAAATCGTTAGAGGGGTACATTCTACGAAAATCAGTTCGTGAAACTATGGGAATGTTTCTTTCGGGATTAAAAGAACGAGTATCAACAAACCGTAAAAAGCTAGCATCTAAAGCATAATCATCCTCAAAATACACATAGCTCCCATCACTAGCAACCGTATCACCGATATATTTAGTGGTTAATGTTAGTGAGGTATCACTTGCTATTGCATCAACTTCGTACACTTCATCTGTAGCATTAAGAGTTATCTTGCCCCCTGCAATGACGTTGTTTTCACTAAAATCATTTGCGGTGTTCCAAAGTGAACTTGACCCCGTAACTGTAGTTGACCCCTTAGTTACTGCAATTGTGCCAGTAGTGTATTTTGATTTTGTTCTTAAAACAGCAGAGCTTTCCGCCCAAGGTAGCTTATATTCCGTACCCACGTGCATATCCAGCAAAGCAATGTTTATATAACGCTGGGCTTGTTGGTTAGTTGATGTAACGCCTGTTTGTTCACGAATACGGTTTACCAGATCATTATATAAATCGGCAAAGTCCTTCGGAGCTCTTGATGCATCAGTTGCTGCCATTTAACCACGCCCTAACTTCTTTACTAGTAAACTGTTGTAAAAAGTGGGGCTAACCACGCCGTCCCCATTAACACCTCTAGGCAAGGTTACGGCGGCTCTAGGGGTGGTTCCGCGCAACACCGCATAACAACCCTTAGAAAAGTGCAAAACGTCGTCACTTGCTGTCTGTGCGCCTAATTCAAGAACTAGATTTTGGGGTATATCTTGTGCTGTGTTGGTATCGTAGAGCTTTAATGTTTCATCAGCATCACCTGTATCTAGTAAAGCCGCCGAGATACTATCACCCCTACCCACAAAAACATGACGATCTTTGGTTATTTCAACCGATTGCTCGTAACGTGCAGGACGAAATAACTGCGCATCATCCATTACAAAATGGTCTATTAATATCTCGCCAGTTGTGGTTGCTAAATGAACAGTCGTGCCTAACTCTCCAGATGTGATAGCACCTTGGTCAAGTGATGATACGGTAACATCTTCTGTTGGATTAGCGGAGTCGCCAAGTTGTGAGATAAATAGTCCAATAGAACCGTTGTCACTAGCTCCATCATCTATCAATACCCTTAATTCAACAATATACCATTCTCCACGGGTTAGAGCGATTGAAGAAAAACTTGTAGCTGTAAGCTCTCCAACACCAAGATTAATCACACCTGTAGCCGCCACAACTCTAAAACCAAGGGCGGCTTCAACTGTGGCGGTTGCTTTAAGCTCAAACAAGTTCACTGTGTCATCTGCCGTTGCGGCAAAATCTTCTGAGAAATTAATTGCCATGCGGAAATATGCAGTGGCGGCGGCTGATATATCAATATCACCCTCGACCAAAATAGCATCAGCTGTGCCACCTGAAAGCGTCCAACGAGCCACATAAGCCCCATTTAAAGGAACGTGGTCTTTGTCGGTGCTTCTAGCAAGTTCTGTAAAGTGGGGAAAGTCAAGTTGTGAAGCTGTGTCTGTTCCACTATCCCATTCTGCATTAGTTCCTTGTTCGAAATTGCTTTCGAAAATAAAGGGGAAGGCCATTCTATTCTCCTATAGATTATGTTCGGCAATCAGCTCCTCGGCCTCTAATTTGTTTTTAGGCCAAGTTCCTGTTGCCTCTTTAATGTTTTTAGCTAGCAAAGGAAACTTTTGTTTAAAGGAAAATTTATTTTCAACAATCTTAGGCCCACGAGCAAACTCAATTTGTTGCTTAATGACCACTCTTTGAGTTTCGTCTAATAGAGCCAGTTTGGGATATATTTCAGGAAGTTCATTCCTGATAACCTCAATATCCTCTTGTGTGAAAACAGTTTTTCGCCCCACATCATCTGACATATGAAAAGACTTACCCTCAATTTGAGCACTCGACATGTTAAGCTCTTGTGCGCCGCCGACAGGACGATACATCTCGAGATTAGCAACTTCATTTGCGTTACCATCAAGTCCATTGCCAAAGTCATGCCCACTTTCGCCCAAACGTAAGCGTAGGTTTTTCCAAGCCGCAATGTTTTCACCGTTGCGTTTGTCCCAACCCATGTGCTTATCAACAGCACCAGCAGGGTTTTTACGCATTTCCTCTTGAGTACACATGCCATCACTAGTTATTGCATCTCGCAATTTAAGCTCAAGTTTAACAGCTTTGTCCATATCATCGCTTGCAAAAGCCTGTGGTGACTGATCTTTGAGGGCGGAAGTTAAAGAAGCTTTTTGCCTACTTTGTGAGCCAACATCGACCATTTCACGAGTATCGGGGTTTCCTAATTGGCGATCAATTGACTTAATTTCCTCTTGCAACTCCACACGTTGCTGAGGCCGCAGAAGCGGCGCATATTGCGGCTTCTTTTTTTGTGGTACGGGTTGATCTATGATACCAAGATTTTCCATTAAAGTTCTCCTGTTAAGTTATAGCAACGATTAATACGCCACCATCAGTTCCACCAACGCCAAGTTGATAGTTTTCGGCAATTTCACATTCTCCAGCTCCAAAGCCATCAATAGCCACAGTCACACTATCTGAGAAACGGCTATCCACAACTTGAACACCGCCCGCAATTGTGGCTGCTGTACCATTGACACCAATGGTAATTGTGCCAGCACTAGTTAGACACCGCAGGCGACTAATAGTAAGACGGTCAGTCGCTGCGCCTGTAACAATAGCAGCCGCCCATGTGCCTGTGGAAAGGTTGATTAATTCATCTTCCACAAGGCTGTCAACACAAGCTGTCATATTAATAGCTTCGCCCTGTGCGCCATCTACCTCATATGTGTTATTATGAAGATAAACATTACTTGCCGCACCAAGAGCTTCAACACCCTTAGTCCCAATATTAACGACAGGCGTGACCATATCAAATTTACAGTGATGAACATGAAGCCCATCTGCAGCAGCTGAGAAATCCAAAAATGAATCTGCCGTTACTGGTATACAGTTAAATCCAGCAATTTCAATATCAGCGGCTGTTACGTTAATACTCTGGTCGCCCGTTACCGCACCTATAGTAGTTGATTGACGTAATGGATTGCCGCCAAGAACTGCATCAAGGGACAATAGTTTTACGCCTGCCTTTGACATAGCTAAAGATGCTGTTGGTGTATGTGTTCCTGGCAAACAAATAATTACCTCTCCTGCACTTGCCGTAGCATTGCTAATGGCTTGGTCAATTGTTGCCAAAGCAACTTCGGGGCTTTGACCGTCATTACCATCTGCCGCTGTAAATGTTTGTCCATTTAATGAATAGCCGCCTGCGCCAGGAGCTACCCAGTGAATGCGACCCATAAGTGAGGGCATAACTGATGCCAACACGCCGTATTTGGTTAAAAATGACATATTATATGCCTCCTATTAGAGTTTAACGCTTGTGATATTAGGAACCACAGGCGCTTTGAATTTTGGTTGTTTTGCGGGCTGCTTTAAAACGGGAGGCTTCATAGTACCGCCTGCCAAAACTTTCCGCACATCAATGTCTGTATAGTTAGGATTGGTCATGAAGCCTTCCCCCTCTTGGCCTTCTTCGCCGCAATGAGGTCGTCTATATCTATGTCAATATCAGCAATTTGGTTATGTAAATTATAAACATTTGCCTCTAATAGACTTGCCACTGTATCAGCGTGTTTTCTAACAACCTTTAAAGTTACAAGGCGTTGAACCGTTACTTTGTCGTAGGGACTATCTTTCTTTGCCATCATACGCTCCTTTCGTTAGGTAAACGGGGGGGGCGTTTAGCCCCCCGCCACTATTAACTAACTTGATTTCCGAGAATGAATCTCCAGTCTACCCAAGCATTTGAATAGCGCATGTAAGCACGCCACTTGGCTACAAGGGTATCAAACTCTTCCTGATAGGCAAACTCAAGCGGTGTGCGGTCAATCCACATAAGCATTTCAGATTGAGCGGAACTGTCCATCATAAACCAGTTGTTTGTATCGGTTAGGTATTCCCAATCAATCAACTTATAAGCGCCCTCGTGGACGTTTTTGTTGTTGTTGGCAGTATCTACCTTACCCATGCTAGAAACAATCTCATACGCCACTTCATAAAGCTCTGGCGGGTGAATAATTGTATCTGGCATTACAGACATGCGACCACCACGATCATCACGGAAGCCACGCATTTGAATGCGATTAGCCGCTACTGCGGTAGCTGTAAGTGATGAAGAGGCTAGGTTGTCAAAACCTGATGAGGTATCAACGCCCCCTGCATTGGTAGTATGACTATTTGAACACAAAGCAACGCCTTCAGATTGATTAGAAAAATAACTATCAACTGAAAAAGCATTGTTAAATATACGAGCGCCATGTTTTTGACGTGTACGATGTGCCGCAGTAGACAAGCCTGACGGACGACCATCCATAATATGATATTGGTCATCATCAAAGAGTTTACGCTCCACCTTAAAGCCATTAACAAACTCAAGCGGTGTTGATGTCGTGTCAAAGCCTTGTACTGGTGAATCGTAGCTGATAGAACCTGAGAACTGTGAGAAATCAGCGAAAGCGCCAACTTCACTCCATGTCATATTATCCCGTCCATTAGTAGCAGGGAAAGAATAAATTTCAGGAAGCATATCAGGTAGTTGTTTGTATTTGTCATCAAAGATTTTTTGAAAACGTGGGTCTAATAAGTCGGCAAATTGACCCGATGTTGCTGGATTAGACATTGGTTATCTCCTTTTCATCCATCATTACGGGCGACCACTAAACATATGGTCACCTGCAATACAGTCAATAAAGCTATTGGTTGTACCGTCGGAACCCACATCTCTAAGTAGACCCAAGTTGTTAATAGGAATTAGTTCAGCCGCTGAAGCTGATAATGCCACAGAGCAATCAACCTGATCGAGAGTACTTGTCAGGGTGAGGCTAACGGTAAATAAAGCAAAAGGTGCTCTCAAAAATTCATCGCCAACGGCAATATCATTTGCAAAAGCAACGCTTACTGTACCCGCAGTTGAACTAACGCTTGTAATCTTTCGTATTGCTTCAGGGCCAACATTAGCTCCTGAATAACCCCACACAGTTCCCTCATCGAAGGTTGGTGAAGACCATGCAGCCGCTGTAGTTACGGCTAAGCCTGTTGTTGAAGCTGTAGTGACTGTTTGTTTTGAAAGAGCAGTGCCGTTTGAGCTACCGCCTGACAATTTAATACGATATACCGCATCAGGGTTTACGATAACACTAACCTGAGATTCAGGGTTTGAGCCATCGGCGTTTTGTGCAGTGCCATAAGTACCCGAATCAAGTGATAACCCCACAGCATCAGCACAACTAGTTGCTGTGGACTGTGCTAAACCATTACCGCCTGCCGCTGGTTTTAACAGCATTATGTTGGCAATAGTTGTCGCCGCAATGGGATACTTGATAATCCGTGTACTGCCACCGTTTAGTATTTGGGTGCATTCCATGATTAGTCTCCAATTAAAGTTTCATTCAGGCATAAAGACAGCGCATTGTTCATTCGTTGCTTTACACCCATCACATTCCCCTACGACATTTCTTAATGGTGGCCTAGTTTGCCGCTCATAACGATATGCCTTCGGGTTGAACTTTGGAGTACATAGATGGCACAGACAAATGCATTTTTTAAGTTCAGCCAAATCAGTGACCCAACTCGCGGCAGTAGTAATAGCTCTCCTGCCGTTATTCTGCATGGCGACCATTTTGCCTTCATCTGTTTCCCAATACTTGGGGTTACGGATTATATTAGCCATTTGCCGCACGCTTGCTTAAGTTTTTATCTTGATACTTCAGTTCAGATTTTACCGCATCCCAATCAGAATAAATTCCCTGATCTATTTTAGATTGATAAAATCTGCGCTGCCGTGATGTTAAGTCTTTGGGTGAACTATCGGTGACATTATCGTCGCCACCTTCACCACCCGCGTCTTGATGGGTCATCCTATCATGGGAACCCACACTAGCAGCCTCTAAAGCTTCAATTGGCCCAAAAGCAATTTTCAACGCTAGTAACTCGGTAGCCTTATTATTTGGCTGTCCTTCTTCAATTAATTTATTGAATTGTGCTGTTACTCTGCGTCTATCGTCTGTTCCTTCAACTATCGCTTCTGGCCTTGCGGTCATATAGCGAGTTAGTCCTGTACTCGTTAGTTCATCTTGAGCTTGTTTGCCCACGGCGTTTTTTACGCCCTGATCTATCTTTGTTTGATTCTGGTTGTCGAGAATGTTATCCATTTGCTCTTGACTTATTTTACCATCATCCAAAAATTTATTAAGCTCCTGTCGAGTAAAAACAGGTTGGGGTTTTTCGACCTCTTCAGCTTTGGCTTTCGAGGCAACTCCTAATGTATTCTTACCCTGTAAAAGTTCTGATACTTGTTCCTGCAAGGAATTTTTCTCATCATTTACTTTTTTAAAACGATCAAAAGGTATCATTTTATCGCCTGACGAAGCGTTCTCGGAATCGCCTGAAGCGGTAGATTCCTGTGATTTTACGTCTGTCATTGGATACTCCAATCATGGCTAAGGGGCCAAGAACCCGATCTGGTGAGGATCATTACACCAATAAAAAAAGCCCCAAAGCTCGAAAGCTCTGGGGCCAGTTATTAGGTTTCCCTTTCGTGACTATACTATAAAATTTACAAAACGCAAGTACCTAAAAAATTCTTGTCTCTTTCTCGGTTTTAATTACTCTTGGCAATCCATCTTTAAAATGCACAGTAATATGGCCTGTCATTCGTACTTTAGCGGCTAACATAAGTGCTTCCACTATCTCAGTAGGTAAGCAATTTGCAACCACGGCTTTAATCTTTGCTTCCATCTTCTAACCTTGCTAATAAATCTTTTGCCGTCTCACCGTCTTCAATAATAGCCTTTGGTAACTCAATTAAATTTGTTAAAATATTATATCTTTCATTTGATACTAAATACCCCCTTTTAAGCTGAGCCATATCTTCGTCCTTGGTTTTAACGCTTTGTAGTGCCTCAGTATAGTAGGCCATCATAACCTCGGCCTCATCTAATGTAGACTGAATAAAACTTAAAAACATATCCCAATTGGGGTCGTTAGTAAGGTGCTTCATATTAACCGCTTGACGTGAAATGGTTTTCGCCGCAGTTACCTGTTCAGGAGATACTTTTTTTTCAGGAAGCGATGCAAGCCAATCCTTTTTATCTATGGTCATTGTGGGTTCCCCGATCCATTTCCATTAAGTCCAGGCAAGGTTTGGTCTACTAATTGCCCATCTTGAACATTTGTTGGCATAGCCATTGGGTTTTCTTGTGGTGCGCCAGGCGATTGCGCCGCAGGTGAGGCATTATTCTGTCCTGCCGCCGCTTGTTGTTGCGCCTGCACTTGCTCTTGTTGCGCCCGTTGTGCCACTTGTTCCATATAAGGTTTTAGCAATTCAGCTACATGTTGCGGAGGGAGATGCCCAAAATCATCGCTTTGTATAAATTCTTGTAATTTTTGCAAATGCGCCGCAGCACCTTCAGCGGGTACGCCATATGGTTTTTGACCCTGCGCAACTAATAACAGCACATCTTCGACAAATAATTTACGCATTGTTGCATCTGGACTAGGTGGGCTGAGATATTGGTCAGGATCTTGCCCCATGACTTTACCCCAATCCCGTTGCAAGCGATAAATACCCTCTTGGTCAATAATTCCCAACTGAAGATTAATATCTGAAATATATCTATCCATCATTACGGTCATGGCCTGCTCAAGTGCCTGACGTGAGGTATTAAACGCATTTGCATCAAAGTCGAAAGAAAAACTACCCCTTATCTCTTGAACCGATTCAATCTTAGAATATGGCTCGTCCTCTTTTGAGCGACTTTTGGCTATTAATATTTTTTTATCTTTAGGAAGAAATATTTGATTTAATTCGTGTATCATAGAGTAAATATCTCTTAACCCCATATAAAACCGTCTTAAAATGCGTTCGGGACGTGCCTCAGCGTTGTTTTGCATCATTGCCATGCCTGTAACAGTTCTAAGGGCTGTAGCACCGCCGGGGGGAACCCTGCCAAGTTGTTGGTCGCCCACTAACGTTAGACGCTCTTGCATATTATTTAACAATCCGATTGTATTTGCGCCCATAACACCTGCTTGATTATTCATTTGAGGAAAATGAACATCCCTTGATGGGTCCATCAAGGGATAGCCCTCACCTGGGGCTAAACGGATAACTTCAGGACGCATACCACCCGCCGCCCGATAGAAGAAAAATGGGGAATTGGTTATAGTTGTAGAATCAATCATCTGGTCATAGGTGATTTTCATGGCATCGTGTGTGCCTTCGGTTAGTTCTAGTTGACTTATGCCCCCTACACGACCTTTAATGGGAATAAAACTTGCTGTGGCTAGTGGTCTGCGTGGTTTAGGAAAGGGGTACATTTCTGTCATTAGTACGGCTTTAGCCACTTTTCCTGACAATTCCCTTATAACCCACCAAATAACATCTTCATCTAGCCCATCGCCATTTATATCAAAGCGGTCAAAACATGTGTATCGAGTTAATTGTTTATGGCTTTCTGCCCCTGTTTGTGGGTTTGTTTCAGTTCCACTCACCCCATCAAAGGTGTCTTTGGCTCTATCGGTGTCATCGTGGTCTGAGCTAGGTGCAACGGCTGTTAGTCCCTTAACGTCTTCGTCTGTAAGACCATCATACCAACCCTTTTTCTGTAATCGTACAACTTCATCAACTGTTGGATAATCTACTAAAATAACGGCTTGCGCACCTCTTGGGTTAGAAGGTGACGGTGGTTGTAAATTAGCCGCTCGCACGGGAAATAAAACCGACTCCCAATCCTTAACCATTGGTGCAGGCCCATCAAAAACATTGGCAAACTTTGTTGTCACCATTTCCACACCATTATCGTCGGTATAAAAGGACACATCCATTTTTGAGGTGTCTTCGTTGGTTATTGACCAATCCCAAAACTCTTTTCCCTTAGACACTGTTTCCACAGCCGTTGGATAATTTTTAGAAATTATGGCTTTAAAATATTCTTCTGGGCTAACATCTTCGGGTATTTGAGGAAACATTAGCGCGTCACTTACTTGTGCGCGTTCTTTTACCCACGGGATGAAGGCAACAAAATGCCCATCATTAGTAAAAGTTTCCGTTAATTCAGAAATAAAATTTTCACCATTCATATCAACAAACAATTGATGGTCTATAACTTGGTCTACTTTTTCCGCACGTTCACTAGAAACCTTATCGGTTGCTCTAGCGGTAACAGGGGGGCGTGCGGACATTACGGCAATATGAAGGGTATCTTGTACCCTAAGTGATTGACCCGTCATATCTGGGAGTTTAATATCGGAGCTATCAGCCCAAGGCCAATTTTTTCCTTCCGTCCACTGTCTAAACTTAGCGTGGCGTTGCATTAATTCAAATCTAGCTGTAGAGCGATCATTTTCCCATTTATCCGCAAATGTTTTCACACGGTTATAAATATCACCAGCTTTGAACTTAAAGGAATCTTTACGGGAGCGTCTAATGCGCACTCCATTAATGACTTCTTTTTGCTTTTTCTCTTTCGCCACGGTCTAAAGTCCTTTCTATAGCTAAAATTCCCAACGGTTTGTTCTTAGCAAAGTCTATAACATTTTTTCGATGTATTTCCAACTGCTCGTCTGACTTAGGATTAGTCACCACCGCAGTTTGTGCAATCAGCTCCTCGTCCTTAAACGCCGCTAAGACATTATTCCAAATCACTCCGATGTTTTCATTTACCTTACTCAACATTTCTTCGTGTATGCTTAAGCGGGTAATTTTTCCATCTAACAGCAGTAAATAAACATCATAGCACTCTTTTAGTGGACTTCCTATTTTCATAGGTCTGCCCTCAAACGGATGACTATTTGGAAATGATGCATTAATCTCATAGACCTCTTTGCCCGAAAGGGCGCAACAGCCTGTCATATTTACGCTTGCGTTCATATTTTATCTGGCAATGTGAAGTTATTTTTAGTGTGTTTTTTTCTCAGTGCAACAAGTTTTTTACTAAAACCTAAGGCTAGTTGGGAATGCAATACATCAAGTTCGTTCATATATTCTTGAACTTTGGTTAGACAGTCGGGGCAATAAATAGCAGGAACTACATGTCCTACAGGCTCTAGACTGGACATTGTATCCTCTTGTTTGCCACAACCATCACAAATATATTTATGAGCCATAAGCCCCTGACCTTCTTCCTGCACCAATAATAGGTGCGCCGTTTTTCAACATATTAAAGTCTGGTCTATAATTACCCAAATATTTAAGCATGGTAGGGTAATCATCAAATTTTTCTCTTGGGGTTTGTTTTACGTCACGTTCCTGATTTTTTTTATATTCGCCCCATGAATATCTTTTTAACTGATAAATTGTATTTTCGCAACGTTTATGAATATGAAGCCGTGGTTTTCTTAAATGTGGGTCGGGCTTTAACATACCATTTACCCATGAGCGTCCCACTGAGCTATCATCTGCAAGTTCTACATAAATTCCACATCTAGCAAATTCTTCTTGCCATGTATCGCCCCGTGTTTGTCCTGCGGGTGAGCGTCCCATATTGGGGTCAACCAATCTTAGAGATGCGTGTATTCCATATTGACGCTCAATTTCATTAATATATTCCCTCATATTCTCGGTTTGTCCTTCAAACTCACCATCAGCCACCACCCAACAATCATCATTAGGGTCTATTGCCACCCACATAAACATATGGGGTTTACGAGGATGGGGGTCTAATAACCACACTACAGGCCAAGAGGGGCTAATATCAAATTCTTGCACATGGCAATATGTTTCTAAATCATCAGAACCCGTTATCGGACAAATCCATCCCTCCATAGGAAGTACGTTTTTGCCTGCTTTAAACGACCAAACCTCTTCATGGTCGGTAAATCCTGGATGAATTAAATTAGAAAAGCGTATTGGTTGCCCTAAAATACGCACTCGTTTCATTTCTTCATCCCATTTATCCATTTGTTTAGCAATGGCATCTTGGTCTAGATGGGGGTTATCGGTAGTGTAAAGCTCAAACCAGTCTATATCAGGGTCACTCGCAGCCTTGTCGTATATTTCATCATAAATCCAATCAACAGGAATAGCGGGATCGTCAGGCCACGTCATTGCTAAAATGATTTTGCCATTAACACGCATGGTACGGGCTTGATTTTCGGTAAAAATAGGGTATGTAGGCGGTTCATCTAGCATTACAATATGATAATCTCCAGATGCAAAGTCTTCGGGATCATTGTCGTGAGACATAAATTGGATTTTTGAATGTCCTAGAACCTTTTCCCTGTCGTTAGGGTCACGACACAGCACCGTTAAGGTACGCAACTTCTCAGACCAAGACTTTTTCCAATCGCCATCAATCAAGCAATCCCTTGGAACCCACCCCCAATGACCCTGAGAACCGCCGATAGGAGCCATACCCGTCCATTGGTTCCATTTTAGCTTAGGAAGCATAATAGGGTGCATTACGGTTGTTAGCGATTCCACCACAATACGGGTGTTTATCGGCCCACGGAACTTTTTTTCTGATAAGTGCTTACAGCTATCAGGAAACACTCCAGTAGCACACATTACAAGCTCCACAAGGCAAGCTTCAGACTTACCACTGCCATTTCCGCCCCCCGCTCCGATAATATGACAATCCGACGAGTGCATTCTCATGTGACGCTCAGTAATAGGTTTATAATACTGGATTTGATTTACCTTGCGATCATCCTCAGCTAGACCCACTACCTGATTTAACAAGGCCTCAAACTCAAAATCTCCGAGCTTTCCTATGGCCTCGCCTGTTAAATCAGATAAATCAGACATCGTTTAAACTCAACACATCAACGCCAAGTCCGCAATTTCTATCAAGTTTAATTGCCAATTCTACAGCCTCTCTTGGTGATTTACCCAATGTCATAGCAGATAAAGCGAAATCACCTCCTGAACCACCTATGAAAAAAGGTAAGTTAATTTTTACAAAATCATGCTTTAAAAGATGTTGTATGCCATGCTTTTTTGAAATTGTCATAAAATCATATCCTACATCTTTTTCGTCAGGCCTGTCATCTAAAGTTGCCTCTTTTTTTACATATAATTTAAACCACTCAATTAATCTTTGTCCATAATCTACGTCGCCAGCGATTCCTACAATATATTCACCAACTATAAAAACCTTACAAACAGGAAACGACTGTCCAAACATCCGAGCCTTACGGTCTGCCGCCATTGTTACTCCGTCAGTTGCAATTACCGTCATATTAAATACCTCTTTTTAATTTCGCTGATTTACTATTGTTTTTATTATATAATACTCTACATACTGCCGCCCTTATCCGTCTTTGGGTTATGCCACATCGACGTTTAATCCTACCCATCAATTATCTCACCCTCAATCACAGGAACCGATATCCCTCGCATCCTAGCCTGCTCCAAAATAATAGGCAACAACTTATTAATCGTACGCCTATCATCATTAGAAACAATCTGCGTCGGCTCACCCATCAATAACTGACGCCTGTCAAACATAACCTTAACTAAATCAGATAACTGCTTAACACTCGCATCACGCAAAGTCGCCTCATCTAAAAAATGTAACGCCAAACTCAAACGCTTCTCTATATCAGACAATAAACTCTCGGTCGTCATCTTCTTCTGAGCATCATAACCAACCAGAGGAGCCTCTACCAACGCACCCTCCCCACGCAATGCTGCGACACTTACATCTAAATCATCCTCTGACATATCTAATTCCTTTATCTAACCATAACCCTTTTCTAAAAAAAATTCAAAAAAAATTTAAAAAAGTTTTAATTATAAGCCTCAGGGTGGGACCCCTCGCATACGAACACGCCCCCACCACCCATGCCCAACCCAATATTCAGCCACATATTTACCCCTATATCAGGTCATAATTTAACATAATAGTAATTATGCGGTTGCAAAACTGGTTGTTATCAATGACTTAGCTAAAAACGCAATGCTCGCTCCTTTAAATAGTGCCAGTGAGGTTATAAAAGCAGCTCTCGGCCTTTTCCTCATGTTAACCACATTTGATGTGCGTGTGTGATTTCGAGATGTAAGTGCCTAACCGACACGATTACCCCCTCACGCTATTCTAAACCTATTCTAAAGCGTTATTAACATCTCTTTGTGTTAATTCTAATAGCTCTCTATATAAAGGTATATGTGTGGTATGTGTATATCGCATGTTGAATTGTCTTTAGGACGCCTTCATAATAACTGGAACGCTTAGAAAAGTTTCGTTTAAATTCAATACATTATATCTTTTCTTACCCTATTTGTCAAATAAAGCTTGTATTAAGTGTAAGTACGCCTTACATTAACAATTAGAAAACATCAAAAGGAGAACTTACTATGAAGTATTTAATATTAACACCACTACTATTAACAGCATGTGCCTCTACTGCACTATATCCTAGTCAAGCTGATATGGATAGAACATGCAATCAAGTAGTTAACGCATCTTATGATGCTAAGTCAGAGCTTAACCGCCGTACGAACAAAAGCAACGCCGTGAATTTAGGTGTAGCAGGTGGATTGGCTCTTGGCGCATTAACTCTTATGCCCTTGGTCGCAGTTGTCCTACCTGTTTACTACGGATTTGATTTAGCAGTAGACCCTTTTAATAAAGGTGAGGCTAGGCATGAGTTCAACAATAACATGCGGTTGGGCTTCGACATGAAGTGTGTTGAAGAAGATAGATAGGATAAAATAATGACTAATTTTGAAATAGAAAAATATAATTATGTTATAAGTAGCAGAACTGACTTTAATAAAAATTGTATGGTTGATGGTCTAAAGGCTAGAATATCTGACACACAATATAAATATGTACTTTATGACCCTACAAATGATAGTGATGGTTATCTTTTAGTTGGTAATGACCCACAGTTATTAAATAATGAGGCTATGGAGTTTTTTGAATTACCAAGAGCATTAATAAACCTAACTTTATCTGATGTAAAAAAACTTTCACGTATATTTGAGGGACTTAAAACTTATAGGAAGCTCTTCAATGATGCCGGGTCAATTAATGATTTAAAAGCTATTGCGGATGCTAATTTTATATACACAGATAAACAATTAGAACATTTAGAACAAACCTTTTTTAATGATAGTGAGTAATTAGACCTGAGGACGGATTAGGTTTCAGCCTTCTAGCCTAACTATTAACACTAACACCCATTAGGGCAGAGGAGAGAGACATGAGAAATATGAATGAGGCTGAGAAACTTAATAAGGGCTTAGGAGATGTCTACAACAAACAAATAGTTGATGGAGTAAAACATAAGTTCCCACGCCAGTATTTCATGGGCGAAAGTGTAGATGATTGGTCAGACGTTTTCTTTGACGGAGTAATATACGATACCCACGCAGAGAGCTTAGATATGCTTGCTGGAGATATTTTAGTTACTGTGTACGGTACTAAAATGCAAAGAGGTTTTTGTACTACTGATACATCCAAACAATATGGCAGTTTTATACTACAAGCTCCATATATTGCTAAATAAAAAGCCGTGGAGAACGTACCACCACATACCTACTAAGAATATTCCACTTAACCGCCCGAAAGGAAAAGGAATGGACTATACAACATTAAATAAAATCAGAAAACATTCACCATGTGAAGATGGCTGGACTAAATTACTCAGCTCTTTAGGTAAAACTAAAGCTGATAATGTTCGTTTATCTTACAAGCATATTCTAGAAATTAATGGTTTTGAGGATGCTCTATGGACATTAAAAACACATAAGGATGAAAATAAGGTCAGGCTGTTTGCCGCTGATATTGCGGAAAGAGTACTTCATATCTTTGAAGAAAAACGTCCTGATGATGATAGACCACGTAAGGCTATCCAAGCCGCAAGAGACTTTGCTAATGGTAAGATAGATGAGGATGCTTGTAAGGATACCTGTAAGGCGGCTCGTGAAGCTGTTCGTGAGGTTTATGATGCTGCTTATGCCGCTAGTGTTGCTGCTAGTGAGGTTTATGCTAGTGATAATGCTTATGTGGCTCGTGCTGCTGCTGATGCTGCTTGGTCTATTTATGCCGCTACTTATACTGCTGCTTATTCTGCTACTGTGGCCGCCACTGATGCCGCCACTGATGCCGCTGATATTGCCACTGCCGCTAGGTATGCTAGTGATGAGACAGAAGAGCAAATTAAACTATTTAAGAAATACTTTTGTTAATTTATAGAAGGTACAATAGGAGATTGAGATGAATAAACATAACGCAAACAGAAATGCCAATCCTGATGGATATGAGCAATTACAAGGAAGATTATGTCCTTGTTGCCGTCAACAACTGCCCTACGAGGATACTCCTAAGGTAGATTTGCAACGAAATGTAATCATCTATAAAGGAAAGTGGGCAAGGCTTTCAATGAAAGAGGCTGAGGTCGCTGATGTGCTATGTCGTTTTTGGAGAAAGTTTGTTAATAAAGAAATGCTAATAAACTCGGTTTATGGAATTTATCAGGTTTATTCTCGTAACGACCCCCCATCATGGCAAGCTTTACATAGGCATTTTGCCGACATTAGAAGAGCAACAGAGGTTCTTGGGTTATCAATTATAAATGAAAAGGGCATTGGGTGGTCACTAGTACCCAAAGATGTGGGTGACAATTACATGAAATTTAAGAAACTATAGTTAAATTAAAACACCAAAAAAAAGGGATTAATACTATGAATACATTTTTAAAAATATGGAAAGCTTATTCAAAACTAGAAATGGCTGAGATTATATTCGGTGCCGTTATCGGGTTATTATTGCTTTATGCGCTTTGGGGTGTGTTCTTTCTTCTAGGGGTTGTGGTGTGAAAGATAAAGATTTATTTATAAAATGGCGGTCAAGTTTAGGAATAAGCCAGACTCAGGCCGCTAAGATTCTTGGCCTTAAGTCTCGTCAATCTATTTGGGAATATGAAACAGGTAAAACTAAAATATCTAAGACTGTAAAAACTCTCATGAAATATATAACTGGTTAACGCCAACTCTTGCGCCATTAAAATCATCATCTGACCAGTAAGCGGTTAGGTGGTGAATTTGGCTATCATCTTCTATAATTTTCATTTCAACTAAAAAATCCTCAACAACTTTTATAAAATTAGATAAGTCACGCCTCCTCTTGTCAGGGCGTTTAAACGCTATTTCTAACTTTACTATACTATCACCATAAAAATCTAGTTTCTGCCCCCACAGGGAATCTGTAGCCCTTTTATGCCACTTATTATATGCCTTTGACCTAAACCTTCTCTTCGTTTTAAAGTCAGTAGCAAAGGCTGTGTTAACTGAGCATGGAAATGGCAATATTATTTGCATAGCTTAACGACCCTTAAAAGTGTTTCTTCTTATAACCTTTTAAATCTCACCTTCTCAATATAAGGCGAACGATTGAATTTATATCTTATTGTATCAGGGTGCATGGTTGTGGTGAATGTTATGTTTTGCTTGTCTTTCATGGTTAGTATTACCTTAACGCCATCATTAATATTTAACTCTGGTACTATATAGATTGCTCTAGCCTTATGGAATATCCGAGTAATTCGACCCTGCTCTTCAAGTCTCTTTATCATTTTGTGAATACCTGACTTGCTCTTAAGCCCTAGTTCTTCCCTCATCTCGTCAAAAGACGGGCAATAATCATTATCATCTATGTATTTTTTCAAATAGTCCAGTAACTCTTTTTGTTTAGGTGTCATAGTTATCTCCTGTCTGTGGGTTAGGGGTAACACAACCAATTGCATTTTTTATTATCAAAATGGCGGGCGGACAAACATAAACAAAGGCGGATAACTTTCGTTATCCGCCTCTATGCACGACTATACTCATCATCTATTATGAACAATATAAAGCTTAACCTACAAATCTAAACAATGCAACTCTATTTGTTTTATTAACCATAACGCCAACTGTTCAAACACATCCCCAATGATGATTTTACAGGTCATGTGTCACCTCTTAGCGATATTGGGGTGAGGTCAAAACTGTTTTGAAAAGCAGATGGTGTTGGCATGATATCAAGAGCATCACCTAAATAAAGCGTACAATTGCCTATTGTTTCTTTAAGCTTATAGGTCATTTTAGGTGCGACTCCATTGATTTGAAAATATGCGCCACCACATCAACCGTCCAGCCATTGCCTAGCATTTTATATCTCTGTGTGTTGCTAACGTGATTTGTATAGTTGTCTGGTACGGTTTGGAGGCGTTCGCACTCTATTGGTGTTAATTTTCTGCAATAAAAAGCATCGTCAATTATCCAATTAAGGAAACTATCCACAGTAACTATACAATTGGACTTATTGTGTGTTTGTACTACATAGTGCTTGCTTTTTTTACACCTAGGAGTCGTGTCTCTCCCCAAAAGGTTGCTTAGTCTCTTCTTTTCTTTTTTCCCGAATTTAGTTCTAGTTTCGTAAAAGGTTACAGGTTCGAATATCTGATAATACTCAATGGTAACAGCCTTTCCGTTCTTTGCTTCAAAAACTAATTGTCGACGATGTTTTTCAAAATAACTCTTTAAATTTCCACCCTTCCAATAATTTGCATCCAAGCAATGAGATTTATGCCTATCCACCACACCACTTTCCAATATGTCACGCAATACAATACCTATATCTTCTGGCTGTCCAAAATCCCAGTTAACCCAATAACATCTCACCCTATTCTGTGCCGAGACTAATGCACTATTAATCTTCACAGGCTGCACACCTAATTGTTCGCTAATAATATCTAAATACTCTTGCTTCATGCGAACATTTTCTAATATGAAATTGACATCGGGATTGTGTTTGCGAATGTAGTTTAAAATATCCACATACACGAAGAACAGTGCCGAACGTGGATCGTCAAAGGCAAGTTGCTTTCCTGCGAACGAAAAGCCCTGGCAGGGCGAACCTCCTATAAGTAGGTCTATACTAGACCAGTCTACGTTCCATTCACGCCATTTAGTTACATCACCTAACTGTATTGTGTCTGGGTAATTAACTTGAGTTACGGCAATAGCGTATTTGTCTAATTCAGAAGCATAGTAATTATTGATAGAAACACATATTCGCTCTAAAGCTATTTGCCCACATGACATTCCATCGAATAGTGATAATACATTTATGCCATCACTCATATCAAATACCTATCTTTTAACTCAGTTTCACGCACCTTCATTTCACCCTCATGCTTTAATAACATATCTAAATATTTACCAGTTAAATCGCCATAGTCCAAATCACTACATGCTTTAATTATTGGCTCGGCAGGAACAATCTTATTTATATCTCTGCAAGCAATAAGATAATTATTACCATGACCTGCACTAAGAGCTTTTTTGCCCTCATCTGATTTAAGTATTTCGGCCTCGCTTAGTTGATGTATATAAACAGCATTTGATTCTTGGGTATTTATTACTCTTTCGCATATTTTATGAATATATTCTAATTCAGGGAAATTAGGGCTTGTACTATAAACTATCTTAATTGCCTTAGATAAGGTTTCATCACTATATTTTGACAGTGCTTTGACATACATTGGTATTATGTGGAACTTCATATCATCGTCTGTTTTGCCGAACTTTCTTTTAAAGTTAGCTACCAATGGTATCATAAATATATTTGCCGCATCACCCATCTGCTTTTACCTCTGAGAATAAATTAACTTTTGCGTTTTTAATTGGTGCTTTGTTAAACTTAACTGCATTTGCATATCTGGTTACCCAAGCCGCATTCCAATCTGAATAAGTTTTGTTATTTGCAAGACAGTAGGCTTTAAAAGCAAATGCCTCATCATCATAATCTAAATCTTGCCGATCTTTTGTTTTCCAATACTTTCTTGCTTGCTCTTCATTAGGTATAAAATTATTTGGATAACTGCACTTCCGCTTTCCCCTTTTTAAGGGGACTATAGGGGTTTCTTTCTTACTTATAACTGTACTTGTAAGTGTAAGTGTAGATGCTAGAGCCTTGCTAGAGCCTTGCTTGCCATTTGCTAGAGCCTTGCTAGGGTCATTTTTGTTACTTTTCAATGACTTAGCTAATCCACCCCTTTTTCCTGCCTTAGAACGTGCATCGTGTAGACTTTCAGCTTTAGTAAATTCTTCTAATAATCTTTTTTGAAAAATACGATTATTTTCACTGGCAAGAAATTCATCTTTAATTATTAAAAATATATTATATTGAGTATTAGTAATTCTAAGTTTTCTAATTATCCATGCTTTATCATCAGGTATTGATTGTGTGGGAGTTGACCATAAAAGCCTTAACGTTCTCATGTAAAGACCGTCAGTTTCCAAATCGCACCAGTTGGTAGCGGCATCATAATCAGATACATATAGAGGCATGAACGGCAACTTAGACATGTTGCTCACTTGTTACTAATTTGAGGGTTTTAGAGACACAAGCACCCCCCAACTTGATGATTGCCAATAGTAATAAACCATCTTTAATAAGCACATTAATGCACTTACTGAAAACGGTTCTATTTGTGGTGTATAATTTGTTCATTAGGTTCTCACGCCTGTTTAAATTGTTATTCACACCTAATTACGAGAGGGGTAATACCCAAGGCGTGAGAAGAAAAGGGAGATAACTATAAAGTGACCGCCCCTCTCGCCCTATTACAGTTTCATAGTTATTTAGCTGTGTCAATGTTATTTATATCAATGCTCATTTAAATGCCTTTCAACGTTATGGAAAAATCACTAGCCTCTTCTGGCTTTGCATTAAGTATGGCATATTTATTTTTTGGGTCGTCCTTCCAAAAACTTGTATGACTCACCTTTAAGTTCCCTAAATCAATATGGAATGTTACATCAGCCATATCGTCCATTTTTTCTATATACTTCTTTAATTCAAATACCTTCATACTCATTTTAATTTACCTTTCACACTTTCTCTTATCATTAAAGAAGCCTCGCACATAGATTTAGCATCTTCCATTTCCGCACACTTAAATAAATCAACCATATTTCGGTTACAAGCTTGATAGCCTTTTTCATACGCCGTGTCTAATGCTTGATTTAAAGTGAGTTTAAACATTTTCATATCTACGCTCATTGTAATTGCTCCAGTTGTGATGATGCTTCCATCACATACCTAATTGTTATTAGCTCTTGTCTAAGGTCTACCGTCTTAGATTTACTATCTGTTTTTAAATGGCCTAATTAACTTTTTCTTTTCCAACTCTTTTAGTAATTTAAGTATATCTTTAGATTTTGTCGCCACAAGTTCTAATGCCTCACTATTGCCTGTGCGCTTCCATCGTTCGTGATCTAGTGATATAATGTTGCTCATTAGTCTAGACCTATCAGTTCTTTCAGTCCTGCAATTTCTTCCATAAGAACTTCGTTAGCTTCTCTAATATACTCAAGCGTATCAGATGCGTCACCACGAATAATTGTTTCAACTTTACACCCCATGAATGTGTGATTAAATGGATTGCCTTCTGGTATACCGTTAATAATTATTGTTAATTTATTGCTCATTTGTGCGTCCTTTTAGTTAACTCAAACCCATTTTCTTTTATAGCTCGGAACAACTTGCTAACAGTGTTGTTCCAAAAAACACCGTGATGATACATGATTTTTAAGTCATCACTGATTATAGAATGAAAGTCGCTTTCAAGCTCTTTTGTTTCAGGTTTGATGCTCATTATATTTCCTCCACATCAAAAATTAAATATTGGTTTTTCTTACCATCCGTCTTGAATGAATTTACTTGAAATTCTCTTGTGCCAAACCTGATACTTTTGGCTTTTTTGTATACCTCTTCGTTTCTTGTTATTATTTCACCGCTTCCAAATGTTGCCCAAATTGCTGCTATTGGAACACCTTCATCATTGTGTAGCAAAACCCTATCAAATTGATGGCTCATTGTGTTCTTATTACTAGTCATAATATTTCCTTACTCTCGTGCTTTCTGCTTTGTCTTTCAATCGCCCCAGACTTCCACGAACCAATTTTTTTAAAGTCCTCTGGCAACAACCACCCATCACAATGGGGGCATGGAATTGCCATTGTTTTTCCTCGCCAGGCTTTCTCAATATTTTTATTAGCTATTAAGTATAATGAATGTTTCTCAGCCTCTGTTACTTTTCTTTCTCGCTCTTCTAATTCTTTAATCTTGTCATTATATCGGGCAAGAATTATTTCAAACATATCAAAGGGGTCTAAGGTTGTTTCACAATCTGAACACCAAACCCTTCTCTCATGTGTGTCGTATAATGTATGTAGGTGCTTACAGCTTGACCGTGGTCGCTTACTAAGACCCCTTGTTACCCTTGCTTCACCAAAATCAACCACATTAACACCATAAATATACTCTTGGGCAACGATTGGTGGGTCTATGATATTACCATCATCGCTCATTTAAAAATCTCCATATTACGTAGTTCATCTAGTGACTTTTTCATACATTCATCGTAAGTGTCATCTTCGTCAGAATTCTCTAAAACCCCACCATAGCTTTCAGCCAACAGTAGTCTTCCAATTTCGTTGCTATCTAACCAGTCAATAACTTGTTTGCCTATTATTCTCATAATATTTCCTTTAGTTCAATTTTAATACAACGAAGGCCACGTCTTTTTAACTTCCACCAATCCATGCCATCATACCTTTCACACTCATCTTTTATGGCTTCACTTCGTGTTCTGCGTAACGAGTAAGGTAAGATGATTTCACCCCTGCCATGCCCTACTACAATTCCCCATGCAATATCAGTAATATACATTCTACACCCTACCCATTCTTTAGCTCTGGCAAGATATTCAGAACTCGGCATTTTATCGGCTTTATTTAGGTTGCATTTTTTATGTACCGCTAGGCGGTTAGTTTTATTATCTAAACCACCCTTACTTAAAGGTATCACATGGTCAATCGTTGGTGCTTCTCGCGAACCTCTTTCTATAGGCAATATGCTATATGGGTTCATTGGCTCCAAGCAAATAGCACAGATATTTTTTTGTTGCTCTATAAGTATTTTTAACTTACCGCTCATGTGCCTATCCTCTCCAATTCTTTTAATGCTTTTTCTTCTTCTATCGTGTCTAATTCTAGTTTAATGCGAGCTTGTATTCGCCTAACTAGCCACAACTTATTTAGTGTTCGATAACCAGAATGAGCCTTAAATTCAGCATATGACCCACCTTTTGGGGTTCGTCCAACATTCACAAAGGTTGCGTTTTCTTTCGGCAAAAACCGCCCTACTTTTTGCTCTAAAGACTGCCCGCCTTCCTGTGGCATATCCCTATGGGCTAATTCCCTAAGCTGCCAACCTATCATCGCACACTCAATGAATTTCCACATGCTAAGACCTAGATTGTTTGGCTCACGCTTAATCATCGACTTAATAACAGTCCACGCATTTATGTTTTTATCTATAAAATAACGTGTTTGTTTTTTTGCATCTTTCATTAATGTAAAATATATTTCAGGATCATCTTTCATTTGCGCCGTTCTATATCTTTCTTAATTTGTTCATTAATAATATCTTTCTTAAGGCTATCAAGGCTATCATTGCCCCTTTTTATTTTTTGCTTTAGGTGCGCTCTGAGAAAATTAAGAACAAGGGAAAATGATGCGTAGGCAATTATAATAATGCCAATTGAAATAATCTTCTCGTCAGGGCTACTCTCAACCAAAGAGCGTTCATTTTCTTTGGTGAATGATATGTAGACCACTAGAACTAAAAAGAAAATCACCGCCACGCCCTTGCCAAACTCAATAACATCTCTGAGTGTTTTATCTATAGTTTTATAAGCTACAATTAACCAAAATTTAATTATATCAATCATATTTCACCTTTAATTTCTTATCCTGTTTTGTATTCAGTGCAACTGCTCCTGCTTTTTGGTCATATAAATCAGTAAACCCAACCTGACCCGCTGTAGCCTTAAACACCATATTTGATGTGTGTTGGCTTGGGTAGGTTTCTTTTTTACACAGTCTTGAAACCGTTCCCTTGTCTAACTTGGCGAGCTTTGCAAAGTCTGATTGATTACCTCCATGATGGAGCTTTATATAATCTAGTAAATCCAATGTTTTTTCCTTTTGTTAATTTAATGCTTGATTTATGTTGTACGACCTGCAACTATCTATGTCAAGGAAAGCAAATGGAAGGGATGAAATGGTAGAAATTAATTATACATCTAAGTACGGCGACGCTACATTAAATGTTAGTCAGTTTGAAGGTGGAACTCCTGAAATTGAGGGTATTACCTTAGAAAACGACTGGCTTATTAATGCTTATATTAAAAGTGATTGTGATGCGGAGGGTGATGCAGTAATAGAAAACCTTGTGCAAAAAGCTATTGATGATGGTGTTAGTGCTAAGAGAATTATTAAAATAGTTGAAAGCAGATATAAGCTTATTGAAGATTTAATAGAAGAAGAAGCTTATGAAGATGGTAAGCATCATGAAGCATTTGAATAGGAGATGCAAAATGGACAATGGAATTAATCCACAATACTTACAAGACCAAGACCTAGACGAAGCTCATAGAGCAATAGGAACGGTTAGCAGGTGCATTAACTCGGCAATAAGCCGTGGTAGCGTTAAGCCCGATGTTGAGTTTATTAATAAATTGCAAGAAGCTCTTTTATTGCAACTTGAAAAACTGGATGTATTGAAATGACAGAAGAAATCAAAAAAAGGTTTGAATAGTTATGCCCTACATTAAAAAGGATTCTAAGATTTATCTACCAGGTCAAATGCAAAAGCATATAATGTTTAGCGTTCAGCAAAAAAGAGAGCTCCGAGGTAAGCTTTGGAAAAAGCACGTTAAAGGCAGAGAGCTAGGCAACATCATTCTTTCTTATATAGAGGGTTGGCACGCTATAGATGAGGCTAATCGTATTTTTGGGTTTGATATGTGGACAAGAGAAACTGTTGAGATTAAGTGTGTTCATGAAACAGGATACCAAAGAAAGGGATATGATAACAAGCCTGATAAGGACATGTGGAAGGTGTCATATATTGCCAAAGTTAGGGTTAGGGTTGGTGACGTTGTGCGTGAGGGCTTTGGTGCTGGTCATGGATTTAGTGAGCCTAATAATGCAGGTGACGCACACGAAAGTGCTTTAAAAGAAGCGGAAACAGATGCAATGAAAAGAGCATTAATGACGTTTGGCAATAAGTTTGGTCTTGCGCTATATGATAAAGGTCAGGACAACGTCAGCGAAAAGCAGCCAGTAGCTTTGCCTAATGGATACACAAAGCAAGCACTAACCAATGAACTAAAGTCATTCCACGATGGTTTGCGTGATTGTGGTACAAAAGAACAGTTGGTTAAGTTGCTAGATGAGTATGATGGCGTATTAAAATCATGCGAGGAGGCGGCAGAAACCAATAGGTACTTTATGTCATGGTGGTATGGGTATGACGGTCAAGATGGACTAGAGCAAGAGATCGAAAAACAAAAGCAAATATTAACATAAGGGACAAAGAAAATGCTGAATAGGTGTGAATTTATAGGAAATGTGGGCAAAGACCCCGAACAAAGAGCAATGAATAATGGTAAGCCAGTGGTTAGTTTTAGCCTAGCTGTATCTGAAAAGTGGTCAGGTGGCGAGCGAACTGAATGGATAAGCGCAGTTGTGTTCAATGAAAAGCTATGTGAAATAGTTATGTCCTACATTAAAAAGGGTTCTAAGATTTATCTATCAGGTCAAATGCAAACGAGGAAGTGGCAAGACCAACAAGGCGTTGATAAATATAAAACTGAAATAGTGTTAAATTATGATGGCAAAATTATCATGCTTGATAGTCGTGAGCAGTCTGAGCCTAAGAGGTCGCCAGATTATCAAGCACCAGTCGACGATTTAGATGATGATATACCTTTTTAGAGTTTAGCAGAGATAGTGCAAGGGTGTTTCTCCCCCAACGGCCTAGCTCCGCCTTGCACTCCACCCTTCTTAAACGGAGCTAGGTCAATTAAGGGATTTTAATATGACAATAGAAAAAAAATTTAGAGCTTGGGATAAGCAAGAGCAGAAATACATTTGCACAGGGTTTCACATTATCGGAGAAATCACGGTGTTTGACGCCCTGAAAAGGAGATACGGGAAATCTTTGGCCAGTCTTAATAATATTGTAATAGAGCAATTCACAGGACTTAAAGATAAAAACGGTGTGGAAATATACGAAGGTGATGTTGTCTATTTAGCAGGTTATGGGGATTATATAGCCGAATTTCCATTTATAGAGCTTTATCACGCATATCCTGAAGGTGATATAGAGTCAATCGTAAGCAACATATACGAAAACCCTGAACTATTAGAGAGATGAAATGAAGTCATTAAAAAAATATATTCTTGAGCAGCTTGAAAGTGGCAGAACTATTAGCCGTCTATCAATTTACAATGAAACCTATAAATTTAAAACTCCGTCATGCATAAGCGACCTAAGAGCAGAAGGGCATGATATTAAAGACAGGTCTATAACAAAAACAAATAGATTAGGAGAGCGAGTTAATTTCAAAGAGTATTGGATAGAACAGCCTAGGCAAGGCGTTTTAATTTAAAGGAGAGAGTAGATGTTTATAAGTAAAAGGAAAGAAGAAAAGAGGTTTCAACTAGCAATAATGATTAAAGGTCGCATAATACACCAACAATCACTTGATTTTGCTTTACGCAGAATTTCAGAGGTTGATTATTCCAAGCCATTAACATATGAGATAAAACTAGAAGAGGATAGCATAACCGATAAGCAACGCAGATTGTTTTTTAAATGGATGACAGAAGCGGCGAACCAGACTGGTTATGAAAAAAATGACCTGGCGTTTGAAATGAAAGAAAAGTTTTTACCGTCTATCCAACATAGTTTAATGAACGGCTCAACTGCTGATGAGAGAAAATCCCTAACCAAGCTTAATAAAAAAGAAATGATTGAATTTATGGATAGGGTTAGTAGGTTTTTCAATATTGAATGTGGAATTGCTTTGACTTATCCTGAGGATATGCAGAGAAGATAATCACGCTCATTTAATTTCCAATCTTTCAATAACTTCTTGTAACTGCACTCTTGTCCAGTCTTTAGACCATTTTGATGTGTGCCTATCAAACATGGAAACACCATACATTCTTTTCCAAATGTAGTCAGCCGCACTAGCCGCATGACGTGACATACACGGTTCTTCCAAGCCAAACTGAATAGCTGAAACACAAGAAGAAAGCATATCTTCCAAGTGGTCGCAGTTTAATTCGTCCAAACATAGTGAGGTATTTATTTCAGATGCTCTATCACGCATGAGGGCGATATCGTCCATACTGAGCATATGCTCCACCAATTCCAACACCTCTTCTGAAGATGCAGACGGGGGCTTCTTGGTCATTCTTACAGTAGCAACTTGCATTTCACGCATACGCCTAACATGCCCAACCAATATTACCACAAAAGAAACTAGCACTTCTGGTAGCTCTAAATCATTGGTATATGGAAATTCAATCTCATTACAGAGAATTTCTACTGCTTTTTTATTACCGTTCGTCATAATATTAATCCTGCTCAATTTCCTTTTTAATTGTCAGTTGGGAAAGTCGCTTTCTTAAGAGTTCGTTTTGATCCTTAAGTTTGAAGTTTTTTCTTAATACTATAAACGCCTCGTTTATCCACCACTTTCTAGTATCTATTTTTATTTTCTGTGTCATACTGTTTAATTCTTCCAAACATCTATATCTTGTTCGTCACCCCAGATAAATCCAATGAACAAAAACCAATATATTTTGGTGGTGTCTTGGTGGGGATAGTATCCTGACGACCACCCAACCCTCCAATTATTAAAATTCACAATACAGCCAAGCCAATTACTCATTTATCTAAGCCCTTTAATTTCTCTCTCTTTTTATAATTGCTCATTTTTGTAATCCTCTCAATTTACCTTCAAGTTCTAAAATTTCTTCATACCTCGCACCAACTGCTGCACCCCACGAAGTTTCTTTAGCGTTCTCTTCTTTAAGGTGCTTGATGCTGTCTTTTATTTGCTCAATAGTCATTAACATTTCTGGCGTAATCTTAACAGCCTTCATCAATCTATTGTCTGATGTTGCTTTGTATTGACTCATTTAATTATCCTCGTTATTAAAAAATTTATCTACACCACCAAATCCACCAACCGTCATTGCGGTTTTTAAAAACTCCCACATTTCTTCATCGAGTTTTAACATATTGCGTTGCATTGATGTTTCGTTTATTTCCCCATCATCATATTCAAATATAACTGTTATTTTTTGTGTCATGCTCTTCATAATATTTCCTTTGGTGGTTGTGGTAATGGTTGCCAATGGGTTGGGTTTATTTCAGTGTCGCACTCATGATATCCATCAAGTACATCATGATAAACCCACATCCCGCAATCCCAACTAGCTTGAGTGACAAAACCTGAGATGTGTTTGTTTCTAGGCACATACACAATTATGCAGTCACCGTCTTTAGGTGCTGTTTTTATTGGTTGCCAATTGCCACAAAACGGACATCCCTGTTCACGGTATCCATCTTCGCCTATCTCACGAACAACTGCATAAACGTGGTTATGTTTGCATGTTCTTATTTCTGTGTCGTATTGGCTCATATGAATATTCCTAAAAGTATCAGTAATAAAAACAAACCTGTTGAAACCTTACGTCAAAAAGAAACCTTTTCAGCTAAAATCCAAGTTGCACCCTCAAGTATTTGTTTTTCTTTACCACTCATTTGTCACCCCTAATCAATCCCAACACCTTAGCAACAGCCATTACATTTGCAAAGTAAGCCTTGCCTGTTCCATGCTTTTCGCTCTCCATGCGAATGATTGTGGTTAACCCTACACCAGATTTGTCGGATAATTCTTGTTGGGTCATGCGCTGTCTTGCCCGCTCTGCCCTTATATCACTTGCTTTAATCATTTTAATACCCAACTCCAAAATAATAAAGGACCTATAATAAAAACCACAAACGCTCCAAGTGTGACAAAAACCTCCATAGCCATACTAAGCCCATCTTCAAGCCATATCCATAAAAATAAAAATACTAATACTGTCATTGCTAAAGTCATTTTTATCTCTTTCAATACTCATTTTGAACAATCCCTTAAATTTAATAGTTGACACATAAACTACATAATGCAATAACATTAGTCAAGTTAATAATTAAGATGAAATATTTAAACGCCAGAAAGGAAAAGAAAGATGGAAAAACACTTCGTAGAATTTATGTCACCTGGCACTCTAGTGTCTGAGGTTTCCACAAAGCCGATTGATAGTTGGGACGTAAAACAAGCCCAAGAAATGACAAAAGACATTAAAGAAAGGCACAATTCTTTGCCGTATGGGTTTAGGTTTATCACGAGGTCAAGGGGTGATGATGACCTTGACAGCAAGGTGACTGACAAAAGCCCCATGTATTACCTTGGTGGCACAGTACTAACTTTACAAGATGTAGAAGCAAGGAGTGATCCAAAGGACAGTATATTAATCTCTAATATGAAATGTAATGGGCATGACCGAATTATTATAAATGACAATTCTTGGAGAGTCACGCTTCCCTTAAATAAAGACGATGTAGTTTTAACTTAACACTAACACCTGAGGGGCAAAAGGAATGGACTATACAACATTAAATAAAATCAGAAAACTTTCGCCTTGCGAAGATGGCTGGACTAAATTACTCAGCTCTTTAGGTAAAACTAAAGCTGATAATGTTCGTTTATCTTACAAGCATATTCTAGAAATTAATGGTTTTGAAGATGCTCTATGGACGTTAAAAACACATAAGGATGAAAATAAGGTCAGGCTGTTTGCCGCTGATATTGCGGAAAGAGTACTTCATATCTTTGAAGAAAAACGTCCTGATGATGATAGACCACGTAAGGCTATCCAAGCCGCAAGAGACTTTGCTAATGGTAAAATAGATGAGGATGCTTGTAAGGCTGCAAGCGAGGCTGCTTATAGTGCTTCTTATGTTACTCGGGCGGCTCGTGCTGCTGCTCGTGCTGCTACTTGGTCTGCTTCTTATGTTACCCGTGCTGCTGATGCTGCTACTTGGTCAGCTCGTGCTGCTTCTAATGCTCATGCTACCCGTGCTGTTCATGTTGCTAGTGAGACAGAAGAGCAAATTAAACTATTTAAGAAATACTTTTGTTAATTTTAACACCAGAAAGGAAGCACCATGTTTCAGTGGATAAAAACCTTATTCAAACCGATAGAAGAAGAGCTTATAGCTATATGCGTTGGTGGTTGGTTCTTTGCGTTAGCTTACGCACTTTACCAGATTGCCACCTCAGCGATTTCTCCGTGGGTGTTGGTAGCAGTATTATCAAGTTGGGTAATAGGTTCTTACCTGTTGAATAATTAGATTAACACTAACGCCCATAACCGAAAGGACACAGAATAATGAGTAGATGGCAAGACGCAAAACACGCCCCCAAAGGGGGCATGGAAGATAGAACAAAAACCATTACACAAGGCAAAGAAAAAGGTAAAATCCATAAATACCAAACTTGGGTTTCTCCACGAATTTTAGGATGTGCCAATGGTTGGACAACTGAAACTTACTGGATACCCCCAGAGGGGAAGATTGATGGTCGGTGGCATAAATTCAATACAGGCGTTGAATTGGATGGTTGGAACTATTTACCAGAAGCACTTTAACTTAACACTAACGCCCATTCATAATGATGGACATGACAGGAGAGAGAAGATGATGATAAGAGAAGTGGATGTTATAGCTATAGCAATAAGAGCGTGTCAGACTGGCTATGATGCCGCCCGTGAAGGGTTGCACCGTGACGAAGCAGAAATAGGCATAGAAGATATGGTTAAAGAAGTTCTAGTCGAATTAGTATGTGATTTATCAAGAACATGACAAGAAAACTAGATATATTAGCTTATTCGAGTGGTCAGTTTCGCCATATTCTTAATTTACTGCACATGAATAAACCCGCATTTGCCCGAAAGTGGGGGCTTGGAATAAGTACCGTTGCGGGGTGGGCAAAACGTGATTACAATAAACTTACCACAACAGCACATGATTCTAGGTTTGTGCCTGAATATGGTTGTCGAATGCTTAAGGCTCATCTTGATGAGAGTGTGCTTAGAGTTAAGTGTCAGATAATGAGAGAAATACTTTTATATCGCAGAAGGCCACATAGAGAACGTCTTAGTAAAATGTTTGGTTTTTCAACAACAATTGTTAGCATGGCACTTAAGGAATTAAAACAAGACGGTATATTAATTGACCAGTACAATCCCGATCCTAATTTGGAAGTATTTAAAGAAGACCACGATGAGTTTGAGAACTATGAAGGCAGCCCCACACGATGTGCTAGGCCGCATGATTTATTAGAAAACGATAAAACATAAAGGAGAGAAACTATGTTTAAAACTAAAGACAAAAAGAGAATAGATGAGTTGAATGATGAAAAGCAAGCTTTGAAAAACGAGCTTTCTGATTTAAAGCAACAGAAGAAAAATGAAGAAGAAGATATTAAACACATGGCTAAAATTGTTGAGGAAGGTAATGAAATTAAGGTTGAAAAAAAGATGCTTGAATTAGACCGTGAGCAGGCCGCGGAAATAGCCAAGGTAAAAGACGAATACCAAGGTAAGGTCGAGGCCGACTTAAAAGACCAAATAGAGCGCATGACTAAAATGTATAGTGAGATTTTAGACCGCTTACCGAATGTTGGAGTTAAATTAAAGGGTGAAGTGTGATACGAGAAGAATTACAGAAAAAGGTTGATGCTTGGCTTCTCAAACCAGAGGAGCCGAGTATCATATCTGTATTGCAGTCCAAAGTTGATGCTTGGTTGAGCAAGCCAGATAAAAACGTCTTCTTTAGTGGTTTCTTTGAATCGGAACTGACGCTGAGAGACCAACAACAACAGCTTGCGGCTATTCAACGGCGACAACAACCGTTGTCACCATTTCCACACCAACAATTGGGACAGATGCAACAGCAAATGCAGCACCACTTTTATCGTGGCGAATTAGGTTCAGCTCTAGGGCCCTTTAGATAATGACCAAACCGAATGAAAAAGAAAAAGAATACCATTTATGGGTAATGTAGCAGGGCTGTTGTGTGCCTTACTGTTATGACACACCTGTTATAGCTCATCACGTTAGTAAAAAACCTATTTATGGTACTTTAGCAAAACCTGGGGCTAGGCGTGACCACTATCATGTAGCCCCACTGTGTGACAAGCATCACACTAAATATCACGGTAAAAAAATAGGAAATGTTGATAATTTTTTAATGGCTTATGGCGTGCAACTTGAACAAGTCGCTGAATATTATTATGAGAAATATAAAAAGAGGTATTTAATATGACGGTAATTGCAACTGACGGAGTAACAATGGCGGCAGACCGTAAGGCTGAATTGTGTGGCCTGATGTTCCCTTACATTCCTTGGTGGGGGTGGGTGATAGGGTTTTTATTAATAAGCATCCTGTTTATACTCAAACATGCAGCAAAATTGGTAGATGAGGCTAGGGCTGGACACTCGGAAACAAGTGTTGTTACTATGCGCAAGAATTCAAAGGGGTAGAGCAAGTGCGTGCTGAATTAGAACTCTTTTTGTATTATGGTGTTTTACCAATTATTTCTTGGTATTTATTATCTTTTCTTTTTCATCTTATCCGCTCACCTTTAGCTTTGGAGATGGAAGAGATAAAAAAGACTAAGAAACTCGAGCAAGATTGGGTAATTTTGAAAGATGTTATGCATTGGATGCACGAAAACACCAAAATTTCAGACCATTATGATATAATAATGTATAGCAACTTAATTAGAGAAAATGCCGCTTCAGGTAACATAGACATAAGAGGTTTTGTGGAAATTATTAGAGACTTTCCTTCAGATAGATTTGACACAATTAGAAAACAAATCAAGTCAATATTTTGGGAGACACATAAATTTGATTTAGCGGCTATATCTACTGCGGGGCAACATGACCAACCAGAAACAGTTGTGGTTAATGATGGAAATATGGATGCCCAAACCCTTCCCCATTACAATGGCTTACAAGCAGATATGAAACAGGTTAAGAAATTATGGTCGTGAAAAAGC